GGATTATTATAACTACCACCATCCATGCTATTCATTTGTTGATTTGTAAAATGTTGTTTACTTGTGAAATCAAGAATCGGTGAAATCATATTAGAAGTATTTTTATCAATAGGTAAATATTTAATATACTCATTAGATGCATTAACAATTTGTTGAGCACGTAATGGATTACGTTTAAATAGAATATATAGCATTAATGCACCAAATGCAACACCAGCCATTTGATAATATTTTTTACTAGACATTAACATTTTGGTGTATTTACCATCCGTATAAATGTTAGCAATAATAAAACCAGCAATAAGTATAATATAAAGTTCTAACCGCATTTTATATTATATAGAGAATATTTTGTTAATATTATTCATAATATAAATAAATTAAGTATAATAAAATACAGATAAAAGCAGCAAAAATATAGTGTTTTCGGGTATTTATTTGTTCAATTAAAAATACGGGTTTTGGTTTATATGCTGACCGATATTGTGCAAGAGCTTCTGGCATAGATAGTTCTTGTTTTTCAAGTGATACATTTATTTTATTATGTATAAAATGCATCCAACGAACAAATGATTGTTTAGATGTTAGATAGGGTGTAACAGGATATTTATCTAAAATATTGCTAAATTTGTCACCAATTTCATGAATTGGTATAAATAGTGGCATATTTTGTATTAAGTCATAGTATTTTCTTTTTATTATTTCATTTGGATATTCTGGATATGATTCGGCAACCGTATGTAAAAAAAACCAATAATGTGGTCCCCAAACAGTAGGTTCAAAAAACATAGCTTAGATATTTATATAAAGACACCTTATTATATTAATCTAGGATTTATCGTATTTAATATAATGAATGATAATTATTGTAATAATTGTGGAAAATCAGGACATGTATACCACCTGTGTAAGATGCCTATAACAAGTATAGGAATCATAGCTTTTCGTATATTGAATAATGAAATACAATATCTAACGATAAGAAGAAAAGATACATTTGGTTTTATTGATTTTATGCGAGGTAAATATACTCTTTATAATAAGGAATATATTATAAATATGTTAAAACAAATGACAAATACAGAAAAGGATTATTTATTAACAATGACATTTACAGATTTATGGAAACATATTTGGGGCGACAATAATATAAGTAATCAATACAAACATGAAGAAAATGGCTCTAGAGATAAATTTGAACAATTAAAAATTGGTATTACTATAAAAAATAAAACATATTCTTTAGCTACGTTAATAGAGGATAGTAATAAATATATGAAATGGGAAGAACCAGAATGGGGATTTCCAAAGGGTAGACGTAATTTCCAAGAAAAAGATTTTGATTGTGCAATGCGTGAATTTTGCGAAGAAACCGGTTTTGATAGTAAATATTTATATAATATTCGTAATATTTATCCATTTGAAGAATTATTTACAGGATCTAATTATAAATCTTATAAACATAAGTATTACATAGCTTATATTCCATATGAATATAGTATGAATATGAATAATTTTGAAGTATCTGAAGTTAGTAAGATGGAGTGGAAAACATACGATAAATCTATTTCAGCTATGCGTCCTTATAATTTAGAAAAAAAGAGACTAATAACAAATATAAATAAAACATTGGTTCAGTATCCACTATCTTATATATAATTTGGTTTACAAAATAGATAAATGAAATATATGTAAATTATATACATATATTTTAATAACATGTCAAAGAAAACACATAAAAATAGGGAAACTAGTCCGGCAAATAAAACACGACGTAAATTAAATATAAAAGAGCCTACCACAATTATTAAGTCTATTACTGATAGTATTTCTAGTTTAAATCCATTTAACAATAATAACGAGCAAAATACTAATATACCTGTTGAGCAAAGTAATATAACTACATGTAATGATAGGAGATGTCCAAATGGATACAGATGCAATACTGACAAAATATGTTATAAATTAAAATCATTGGAATTGGAATTAAATAGACAAACATTATCATTATTCGTTGATGGTAATAGAGGTAAAACATATGATATTGAATTTTTAAATACGAATTTTGAACGCATAAGTACATTAAAAAATGGGCGCATTGATGGTAAAAAAATTAATGGCATAAAATTAAAAGAAATGATTACAGATTTAAAGAAAACTGTAACGAAAAATACTAAAAGTACATATTATGGAACATTAAATGATGAGATGATTATTCAAATTATTTATTTGGAAAGTATGCAAGAAAATATTAGTAATAGTGAGACTGATACTGATAATAAATTACAATCTATTCCTCAATTATCAGTCAGTCCTGTTAAGGATAAATCGCCTGTAAATGAAGATAATAATAAATCTGGTAATACAGAACCAGATTCTAGTGTAGATGATGACAAAGCTGAATCTGTTAATAAGGAAGATACAGAGGAAGAAGATATTATTGATAATTATGAATTACCCGATATGGATTTAAAAATGACAACAAATGAAGAAAATATACAGGATAAAGTCGGTATTATTGGTAATGATATTGATTCAAAAAAATATAATAAAATGTTACAAGAAAAAGAATTATTAGAAAGAGATAATATTAAATTAGAAGATACTTATGATTTTTTATATCCAGAATTAGATGACCCTAATTTTAATAGTAAAATTGCTAAAAGAAAAGAGTTTAATGATACACAATATGATGGAACTATTTACAATATTAAAGAACAGGCTAGTAAAATGTGTAATGCGGAATTTGAATTATTACCACATCAAGTATTTGTTAAAAATTTTCTTTCTTTCCAAACACCATACAATAGTTTGTTATTATATCACGGGTTAGGTACCGGTAAAACATGTAGTTCTATCGGCGTTGCAGAAGAAATGCGTAATTATATGAAACAAACCGGTATTACACAACGAATTATGATAATTGCCTCACCTAATGTACAAAATAATTTTCGTTTACAATTATTCGATGAAAGTAAATTACTATTAGAAGGAGGTATTTGGAATTTAAATACATGTATTGGAAATACATTATTACAAGAAATAAATCCTACTCAACTACAAAATATTCCAAAAGAAAAGGTTGTTTCTCAAATAAATGCATTAATAAATCAATATTATGTATTTATGGGTTATGGTGAACTCGCCAATTTTATTAAGCGTAAAATATACATAGACCAATCTACGGGTTTAAATAATAAACAACAAAAACAACAAGAAGTTACAAAAATTCAAGAAATATTTAATAATAGATTGGTTATTATTGATGAAGTTCATAATATACGTATTATGCAAGATAACAAAGAATCCAAAAAAACTGCTACATTATTAATGCACGTATGTAAATACGCAGAAAATATGCGATTATTATTATTATCTGCTACACCCATGTTTAATAATCATCGTGAAATTATATGGATTACCAATTTATTAAATATGGTTGATAAAAGAAGTATGATTCAAGAAAGTCATGTATTTGATAAAGAAGGCAATTTTATACAAGCAAACACAAGTGAAGATGGTAAAAAAATAGAAGGCGGTGAAGAATTACTACGCCGTAAATTAACAGGGTATATTTCTTATGTACGTGGAGAAAATCCATACACATTCCCATATCGTATTTATCCTAATGATTTTGCACCAGGAAAAATGATACAATATGATTCATATCCGTCTATGCAAATGAATAATAAACCTATAGAAAGCAAACCTAGTAAAATTCCTTTATATATGAATGTATTTGGCGATTATCAAAAAAATGCTTATGATTTTATATTAAAGAACTTATTAACAAAATCGTTTTCTACTGTAAATGTTGTTGGAAAAGAACGAAATATGCCTACATTTGAAAATATGGAATCGTTTGGATATACTCATCTTAGAGAACCTCTATTATCATTAAATATAATTTACCCAAACAGTGATTTTGATGTAAAATCTATGGAAACACCACAAGACGAACCGATGGAAACACCACAAGACGAACCGATGGAAACACCACAAGACGAACCGATGGAAACACCACAAGACGAACCGATGGAAACACCACAAGAAGAACCGACTGAAGAGTTATCACCTGCTGAAAAAGAATTTGAACAAACTGGTGGTGCAGATGAAAATACATATAAACCAGATGACAATTTTGAAAATAATAATATAATTGGCAATATGATAGGTAAAAACGGTTTATCTAATATTGTATCTTATAAACAAATAACATCACCCCACGAATTACGATATAATTTTAATTATAAACCCGAAATACAACAAAAATATGGAAATATATTTAATCAAGAAAATATTAAAAAATATAGTGGTAAAATGCATAATATATCCACTATAATAAAGGATTCTAAAGGCATTATTATGATTTATTCACAATATTTGGATGGTGGTGTTGTGCCAATGGCTCTTGTATTAGAAGAAATGGGTTTTACTAGATATGGTTCTGCCAAATATACTGAATCTTTATTTGAAACCGCACCTACTGCACCAATTGATGTAAATACATTCGTAAAACAACAAGATATGGCAGACAAAACATCATTCAAACCTGCAAAATATGTTATGATAACAGGTGACAAATCGTTTTCACCCAATAATTTAGACGACCTTAAGTATGTAACAAATAGTGATAATAAAAATGGTGAAAATGTAAAAGTAATATTAATAACAAAAGCAGCAGCAGAAGGATTAGATTTTAAAAATATTCGTCAATTGCATATATTAGAACCTT